GTATCTTTGATGGATACTTCCAAGACATGAATCCATTCTTGATGCAGACACAAACATTCTTGAATGGTTCTCGTGATATAGATGATGCAACCCCAGGAAAAGAGAAGAGAGTAAGGTCTGGACCAGGTGGTGTCACATCATTTGAAGATAAACGTGGTAACGTACACTATAATATACCTAACAATGATACTAAGATCATAGGACGTGACCTAGTAGAGAACGTCAAGGGTAATCATGTTCTTACTGTTGAAGGTGACTACTATCTGAAAGTCATGGGTGACTTCCATATCGAAGTTGCAGGGTCAATGAACGAGCATACATCTAATGGACCTGGGGCAAAAGCAAAGGCAGCAAGTGATTCTAGTTTCTTTGCAAAGGGTTCTAAGTGGAATGATCAGGGTAATGATGATCCAGATGCAGTAGAGCAACCTAGTGGTGGTGATCATTTCAATGTAAAGTCAGGACAGAAAGAAGCAAAGTCTGTACAGACAAAAGCAGGAGACCATGATATAAGTTATCAGGGTGATATCACAATTCAAGGTGCAAGGATTAATATGAAAGGTATTAATGCTATCAGTCTTGATGCACCAGAGATAAACAATTCATGTCAGGCATTGACTAATAAGGCAACAGGTGAGATAATAAATGAAACAAACTGGATCACATCTTTCTTGGCATGTGGACGTTTTGATATCGTAGGTATCTTCTCTTCTGCATTGACAAGTGTGGTCACAGGGCAGTATAGTTTAGTTAAAGGTGCTATTGTAGATGTTACAATGGATCTACCTTTCCCTGGTCCTACTCCCCCTGCACAAATTCGTATGGCAGTTGGTACAGCACAACCTAGTGCTATGGCAGACATAGTAACAGGTGGTTCCCCAGGTGCACATATGACATTAGTGGCCACTCCGACAGGTGGCATAGGGGAGATTGTCACAGCAGGATCTGGTGCTATAATAAATCAGGTAACCACAGGTCTATGCTCTTATGGAGTTGGAACTGGACTTGCTGCTCTGGGTAGTGCCCTCGGACCTACACAGATTTATGGACTCCCTGTTATGCTAAACTAATGAATGATTTAATTGAACACGCTTTTATCCACTTCGGCACACGCACTATCGAAGTATTGGATGAAGAAGGATATTCACAGAAAGTGAAATTTGAATGGTCAGAAGATGGTGGACGTGGGTTTGCAGCAATGTCTGAGTTTCTACAACAGAACTTAGAATCTGAAAGACGCACCTACACATTCTGATGAAACTAACACAAGAAATTATTGACAAAATACAGGAAGCAATGCTTCACACCAAAAAGGATGGCACTGTTAACTGGAAAGATACTGATGAGATTGAAGTCAATCTAGCAGGAACATTTGCTGCTGATAGGTTTATTGTTATCAAGAACAAAACAAAAGACCCAGTAGTATCTGCTGCACCACACCCCAACTTTGATTACGAAAAGAAGGAATTCATCAAATGAACTCATCTATAATAGAACTATCTGTTAAAGAAGTTAAGGAAGGATTTGATCTGGTCTTGACAATGGTGGAAAGAGGACATACAATAAAGATTGTCCAAGAAGGTAAACCAAGCGTTTTGATGTTACCTGTACCAGAATATGTTAAAGAGTATGCACAAGACAATGAACAACTACCAGAGATTCCAATGCCACAGGATTGGAAACCCGATCCAGTCGGAGTAAAACAGTATGTCACAGAAGAACTCAATTCCATCAAGAAAGAATTTAACAGTTGATATAAAAATGTGGTATAGTGAACATGACCACACATGGCACTGGACTTTGTTCGGTTACGAAGATCACTCGTATATACATAGTTCAAAAGCATACACTGTTAAGGAGTCAATGGAGATTATCCAGAAACAGATAGCGTCTATGATGGAGGTAGAAGGACGTGAAATACAGGATTACTAGCGCATACTGTAATCTAAAAGACTGCGGAGTCGTACTTATGTACATGATTGAAGGAACTCCATTCACATTTGAAGAAGAAGGATTTGATTATACAGATCCTGAGATAATTGCAGAGGCAATGTTGAATCCAGAGATAACTCTGGACCAAATGTATCAATGGTCATGTTATCTAATATTAGAAGGCATGCATCCAATAGTATATGATCTGGAAGAGCAGATCGCAAACCCAAGTATGTTACCCGAATGACAGAATTTATTGGTAGGCACATAGGTCCTTCCCAAGAAGAACAGACTCAGATGCTAAACGATCTGGGTCTTAATAATATAGACGAACTCATACGAGACGTTATCCCTGACTCCATACTATTAAGGGGAGACGACACACATTTACCAGAACCTTGTAGTGAACACGAAGCACTACAAGAACTGAAACATATAGCATCATTCAACAAAGTTACGAGGTGTTTAATTGGACAAGGATACTATGGAACAATTACACCGCCTGTCATACAGAGAAATGTTTTTGAGAATCCAGCGTGGTACACATCTTATACTCCATATCAGGCAGAAATTTCGCAAGGAAGATTAGAAGCACTCTTTAATTATCAGACGTTAATTACTGAACTAACAGGACTACCAATTACAAATGCATCCTTATTAGATGAAGGAACTGCTGCTGCCGAAGCAATGATCATGGCACAGCAGAAAGGTAAGAATACATTTCTAGTTGATAGTAAGATATTTCCACAGACGTTAGAAGTATTAAGAACAAGAGCAAGACCGTTAGATATAAACATACAACTTATAGATTTAGATGCAAGTATAGCATTAGAAGATTTCACTGATGCATTTGGTATCGTAGTACAGTTACCTAATAATGATGGTAAACTACGACATTGTGATGGATTACTAAGGTGTGCAGAGGTATTCAACACCACAAAGATTGCAATCGTAGATCCTATGTGTCAGGTATTGATGCAACCAGTAGGTGAATGGGGATTTGATATTGCAGTTGGTAGTATGCAGAGGTTTGGTATTCCTATGGGTTTTGGAGGACCTCATGCAGCATTCTTTGCAACCACTGAGAAATATAAACGTAAGATTCCTGGACGTATTGTAGGGCAGTCGGTAGATAGTCAAGGTAATAAAGCACTACGACTAGCGTTGCAAACAAGGGAACAACATATAAGACGAGACAAAGCAACATCCAATATATGCACTGCCCAAGCACTCCTCGCAAATATGGCAGGGTTTTACGCTGCTTATCATGGTGCGGAAGGTCTGAAAAGAATAGCAAATAGAATATTAAGATATAGACAAACGTTAATAACAGCATTGAAATGGTGTGGGTATGAAACTGATGATAGTGAAGGATTTGATACTGTTAGGTGGAAGTCTAATTTATCAGTAGATCATATCACTATTAGATATGAAGATGGTTGGAATATACTATCTATTGATGAAAGAACAACACTACCAGAACTAGCGGGTATCGTTAGCACTCAGGTAGAGTTTGAGAACAAGGCAGATACTATTGATCATGTACATGACATCTATAAACTATATCATTGGATGAGTATACCAAGAAGAACTAAACCGTGGTTACAACAGGCAGTCTTCAAGAAATATCAGACTGAAACTAACATGATGCGATATATGCAAAGGTTAGTATCAAAAGATTACTCATTAGTACATGGTATGATGCCACTCGGTAGTTGTACTATGAAATTAAATGCAGCAGCAGAGTTGATGCCTGTATCATGGGAGGAGTTTGCAAGAGTACATCCATTTGCACCTGTGGCACATCATAGAGGATATAATAAGATTATATTAGATTTAGAGACATGGTTGAAAGATATCACAGGATTTGATGCTGTATCATTACAACCTAATGCAGGGTCACAGGGAGAGTATGCAGGACTGTTAGCAATACAGGCATTCCATAGAGATAATGGAGACGATAAAAGAAACATATGTTTGATACCAGAGTCTGCTCATGGGACAAATCCCGCTTCTGCAATCATGGCAGGGTTAAAAATTATCCCAGTAAAAATTGACTCCCAGGGGTCGATAGATATTCATGACCTAAGATTGAAAGCAGCATTACATGCTGACGAGTTATCATCTTGTATGTTGACATATCCGTCAACACATGGATTGTTTGAAACCACTATTAGAGAGATATGTGGCATTATGCATGAGAATGGTGGATTAGTCTATATTGATGGTGCAAATATGAATGCACAGGTTGGATTAGCAAAACCAGGGGAATTTGGTGCTGACGTGATGCATCTAAATTTACATAAGACATTCTGCATACCACATGGAGGTGGTGGACCAGGGGTCGGACCTATTTGTGCAACTAAGTATCTTGAACCTTATATAAATCATCGTGTATCATCAGCATTACAAGGTAGTGCATCAATACTACCAATAACATGGATGTATATTCGTATGATGGGTGGAGATGGATTACGAAAAGCAAGTGAAGTTGCTATATTGAGTGCAAACTGGTTATCTAAGAAAATAGACAACTATTTTAAGGTATTATATAAAGGAAAGAATGGTAGAGTAGCACATGAGTGTATATTTGATATAAGAGGATATGATGGTATTACAGCAGAAGATGTTGCTAAGAGACTGATGGACTATGGATTTCATGCACCAACCCTGTCATGGCCTGTATCTGGAACTGTAATGGTAGAACCAACAGAGAGTGAGTCACTAGAAGAGTTAGAAAGATTTGGTGAAGCAATGAATCTAATCAGGTGTGAGATAGATGAAAACCCAGCATTATTGAAGAATGCACCACATACAGCAGCAGTATGTACTGCAACCGAGTGGGATTATCCGTACACAAGAGAAGAAGCAGCATATCCAGTTCAACAAGAGGATAAGTTCTGGGCAGCAGTATCAAGAATAGATAATGTTTACGGTGATCGTAATCTTGTGTGCTCTTGTGAGGATTACTTTTCCGAATCGTATAAATAACTTGGAACAACCTATTGTCTGATAATAGTGGGAACAAAAAGAATATCACAACTTGAAACTGTATCTGACGATTTAGTAACTGGTGAAGCAGTTCTGCCTATTGTTATTAGTGATCCTCTGATTCCTAACCGTAAGGCAAAAGTCAACCAATTATTCAGATCGATTAGTGCGGGGTCAAGCACCGCCCCAGGTCTAAGTTTCAACTTGGACAGGGACACTGGATTTTACCAGAGCACAGTAAACGAAATTGGTATGACGTTTGGAACAGCGTCATTATATTACTCACGTTCAGCGAACCAAGATGGTTCATCTACACTGACCATAGCGGGTAATGATACAGCAAGTGCAAACTCAAACGTAGAGATAGAACCACAAGGTAGTGGTTTCTTTACTGTTGACGGTCCGTCAGTTTTTAGAGATAACCAGTTATTCTTTGAAGATGACCAGTCATCAGGAAAGAGAGTATTCTTTAACGTTGGTACAGTTTCTACTGCGGGTGGTACGAAGAGATTTGACTTTCCTAATCTAGGAGCAAATACATCTACTACATTTGTCGCTACTGACACAAACCAGACAATAACGAATAAAGTTGTAATTATAAAGGATAATGATCTTAGTATTACAGGTTCTACTGATACTGCAAAGATAGCAAGATTTGAGTGTGACTCGTGGACTGCACCACAGGTAAGGTTATATAAATTACCTGATGCAGGAGCAGCAACTGCTCAAACCACTCTGATTGATGATTTAACAGAGCAGAACTTGTTTAACAAGAACATGGTTAACCCCACGTTCTCTACTACATTATCAACAGATGAGAATAACCCAACCAAGTACATTATATTTGATCAGTCAGGTATAACACAGGATAGAACAGTTACGTTCCCTGATTTGAACGTTACAGTGGTTGGTACAGGAGCAACACAAACTTTAACTAACAAAGTTTATAAGGGTGCTATTTTTGAAGATATAGGAGACGCAAGTAAGAAGATTACGTTTGAATTATCTAATCTAAATAGTAATACAAACCTTAACTTTACCTTCCCAGAAGGTAGTTTGTTAGCACCTCTAAATAATGGTACCGATGCCAACGTTTTAGTAGCAGAAAGAGCAACACAAACTCTTAATGCTAAGACGATGGAGAACATGAAGATCAATAATCCAGAGGACGTCAATGGCGTCATCACTATTGATGCTACAAACATCACAGGTGCAAGAACCATAGCGTTCCCAGACGGTGATGCAACGTTACTTTCTACTAACAACATTGATGCAGTGGGTGTTAGTTTCGGTGGACCATTATCAGCACCAACATTCGGAGGTAGACTTCGACTTCAAACATTTTTCCAGTCAGGATGGTAATTTAAAATGACAGCAGGAAGACTCGCTGCAAGCAACCCCAGCGCAACGACTAATACACTTTTATACAGAAGTGTGATTGACCAAACAGCATCAACAGTACTCACAGCAACTAATATAAGTGGTTCTGGTGTTACATATCGTGCTGCACTTCGTAATTATGATCAGATTCTTAAATTAGATGGTGATGAACCGTCCAATTTGATATTTAATAAAGGAAACCCAGTATCAACATATAAGTTGAAGATAACACCTGGGATTTCATTCGCAGCAGCATCACCAAACGCTGAAATTAACTCACCGTCTGGTTCAAGAGCAAAGTTACTCGATGTATATAAGGACACTGCAACAATAAACAGATATGTAAAGGTAGAGAAAGTAGCAAACTTTGAAGGAGATTCTCAGACTTTAATAGGTACATTCCAAAATGGTGAAACAATTACTGGGGCAGTTTCAACATTTTCAGCAACATTAAAACAGTTCGAGTCTACAACTGGATTAATATATGCAACCATACCAGACGTAGCATCAAATGCAACATCAGTTCAAATTTCTCGTAACACAGGTTTAGCAGAGGGCACTAAGTTAATGCTTTCAGAGGATGCTACTGCAACAGGAACCGAAGTTATTACTATTGACACTGGTGGTATCGATGTAAACACTAACACCCTGACTGTTACTCGTAGTGTATATGGTACAACAGCAAGTCCTATCCCTGGTGGACAGTATGCTAAGTCATTTATTGATTCAGCAACTACATCAACAATTAACGAAGGTGCAACATATACTGCTGCTGACGTTACACTAACTCTTACTGATGCTACTGGATTCTTAGAAGGTAGTTTCATTCGTATTGGTAACGAAATTTTATCAGTAACAACAGTTGCTGGTAACGACTTAACAGTTGTTCGTGGTCAGTATGGTACATCAGCAGTTGACCATACCGATGGATCAGCAGTTACACAAATGACTGACGCTGGTGATTATTATCTTAACTTCTTCACCGAATCAGAGGGTCTTCAAGGTGGAACTTCAAATGCAACTATCAGTTCTAACGTAACACAAGGTTCTAACTCTATTACTAACCAAGATAGATTTACTATCGCAGAAGGTTCAATAGGTGGTGTATATGAATACTTGACTCTATCTAATCATAACAATGAGAGAACTTATCGTTATGATCAGTCAGATAGTTCAAACACTGGTCATCCATTCAGATTATCAGAACAGGCAGATGGTACACAGACACTAACAGGTGCTGAATATACAACTGGTGTAACGAAAGTTGGAACTGCTGGTCAAGCGGGTGCATACTTAGAAATTACTATTACATCAGGTACACCATTATCACTATATTCATACGCAGAACCAGCAGTAGCAAACACTGCTGACGCTAATGCGAACTATGGTTTCCAAATTGGTACAACACTAACACCTGACTACGAAGAGATATATGTCTATGATGTAGCAGGAGAACCATGGGCAGCAGCACAAGCATTTGAAATTGGTGGCACAACATATACTGTACAAGCAAACGGTGTTACTGTTGGTAAGTATGGATATGTACACGAATGGAATCCAACACTTAACGAGTTAAAAATCTCGCTGGGTGTAGGATCAGAAGCATTTGCAGTAGGGGATCAACTTTATGATACACCTACACTTGTTGATGCTAACAGAACTATGGCAGAAGTTGTATCTGGTAAAGTTCTTGCTATTGATACAGTTGGTGCTGCTAATGCAAGTAGAACTGCTGGAACATACTCTGGTTTATTTCCCACAGGTGGATCAGGATCAGGATTAAAAGTTGATATTGTAGTTGCAGCATCCACAGGTGCAGCGACTGTAACACTCGTAAATGGTGGAAAGAATTATGCAGACGGTGAAACATTAACAGTAACTGACGCTAACTTAGGTGGTGGTGGTGCTCCTAACCTTACATTCGCAACTGATGGTATTGGTGCGGGTGATGGTATTGGTGCAACATCAACAACATATGTGAAGACTGAGGATTACATACATTATGGCAAGGCAATCGCTGCAAACTCATCAGACAGAACAACTGGTGTTGTAGTGGGACCTGGGCAAAATCTGATCGTTTGGGCATCAGATACTAACATTGCATTCCAAGTACAAGGATTTGAATCTGTTTCTGAGGATTACACTGTACTAGGTAACGCTAAGACCGCTGATTCTGGTCAAGGTGGTGCGACTCCATAATAAATAGAACATAAGGGAAACCTAGATGGCATTAACACGTCTTAAAAATATCATCACGTCGAGGACTGGTCGTATTATATACGTCAACCCCGACGACTTCGATGCATCGGATGCTTACGATAATAGAGGTAACTCAGCGTTACGTCCGTTTAAGACGTTGCAACGTGCTTTCTTAGAAGTAGCAAGATTTTCATACAGAGTCGGACTAAGTAATGACGAGTTTGACGCATTCAGTATATACCTATATCCCTCAGAGTATGTTTTAGATAACA